CAATCTCTAGTCCTTCTTCTCCGAACTCATTTAAGTTCTGAATAAATTTGTACTTTCCTTCCATTGGCAAACTCGCCATAATATCAAAGATATCTCCATACTGTTGTATAATCTGTGTGGCTCTTTTAGGCCCGATTCCATCAACACCAGGAACGTTATCTCCTTTATCTCCAGTTAAGCACTTATATGTTAAAAAGTACTCGGGGTCAAAGTCATAATGCTCGTCCCAGTTTAGGAGTGTTGTTTCTTTTCTAGTAACTGTAGAAAATCTACTTATGTTACCATCGACTAGTAAATCCCAGTCTCTATCTGAAGATATCATCCAAATCTCATCGAGACCTAACTCTTCTCTGTTTTGACAAATAAGAGCTGCAATATCATCAGCTTCTACTCCAGCATATTTAAGCGTAAGATATCCCTTACGCTTTAACGTACTTAGAGTAGTTGAAAATTCTGCTAAGAACATTTCAAATTCTTTTGCTTCTTTTTCTGTTTGTTCTGCATATCGTTCTTTACGATTTGCTTTATACTCTGGATAGATTTCTTTACGATAGTTACTACCGCCATCGCCTAAAACGACTATCTCTCCACAGTTATAGGACTTTGCCAAAGACTGAACAGTTCTTACATAATCATGCTCGAAGTCAGTATTACCTTGGTGTTTCCATCGAAAAGCTAGATTGAGTCCATCAACAATCAATAAGTTCCCATTCGGGGTCGGCTTTCCATGGTTCATAAATTGTATCGCCATTTGTAAATTCCATGTTTTGTGTTTCTAAAAATTTATCAGCTAAAGTTACATAGCAACCTAACCAATTAAAGTACATATGTTTTTTGTAAAGTGGCTTTCTTGTCGTTGCCACATACCATTGTGAGTGGTTTTCTTTGAAGAACAATATAGGTTCTTGTTTCATTTGCTCAGCTTGTTTCACTATCTTACTCCACCAGTTTACAAATTTATTACTTTTTTGTGTAAACATTTTGTGGTTAAAAGACATATCTCTATAGAACTTTACTTCTATAGCAAACAAGTTTTCTTTGTGTGCTACCATTAAGTCGCCTTTTATCTTACCACTGCCTGAGCCTGGGGTTTGTACAAAAGCTTCTCCTGTATATCTGTGTAACATTTCTGCTACTTTTAATTCTGCGTTATTACCTTTCTGCCTACCATTAACCAATTAACTTCTCCAGTTCTATGTAGCCGCCAATGTGCTTATCGTCTACAAGTATTTGTGGGAATGTCCTAGCGCCAGGAAATAGTTCTCTAACATCAGACGCAGAAAAATCTTTGCCAATCATTTTATACTGCACCTCAGTTACTTGGTCAACGTGGTCAGCCAAGAACTTAGCTTTTTTACAGTAAGTACAATTAGGTATACTATAAATTTCTACTTTCATTTGTTTCTCCATTCTTTTAACCATTTGCTTCCATCACGTTCTGCATCTATAAATACTGCATTAGTGAATCCTATAGGTATTAGCACTGCTAAATGTATTATAATACTTGCTACTATATCATAGTTTGCCCAACCTAACCAATAACTTGCTACAAGGCCAAAGTAAACACTCCACATAGTAAAAAGTACTAAAGTAAAATATAACTGTAGACTAGGGTCTGGTATATGTCGTAAGGGATTAAATCTTACATCCATAACATTTCTCCAGCTATCTACAATCCATACTATTGCTTTTTTCATATTGTCTCCATAAGATATATATTATACCACATTTTAAGTTTCTTGTCAAGAGATACTTTCGTGGTGCTATTCAAGATAACTGATGTTATCCTCTTTTGTTATTTCTATTTTCTCTAGTAGAGGATGTGTCCAACCGTGTGATACCATGTAAGTATTTAAGGTTTCTTCTTTTAATAACACTTCTACTACTTTTTCTTTTCCGACTTCGTCTAACGCTTGGTTTACTTCGTCAAGGAAAAGAACATTGATTTGACTTCTACTAATTGAAGTCATTAACTTCCTTATTGATACTAGTGTTGCAATATTTACTCTAGCTAACTCGCCGCTAGAAAGAGCAAGGATGTCAATAATATTGCCATTATCTGAGACTTCCACATTTAATTTATCATTCTCCACTACAAAATTGATGGCAAATCTACCATCACTAAACTCTGCTAGATATTCGTTTGTGAGAATTTCTAACTCTTTTACTAAACTTTCTATTTTATACGCTAATAGTCCATTGGTTGAGAACGCTTTTTTAAGTGTTTCAAGTACCGCCAGTTTTGTTTCTGAACTCTTAAGTTTAGACTCGCTGTGACTAAGGTCGCTCTCAAACTGTTCCGTTTGTTCAAGAATAATTCCAATTCTTGTGTTATGTCTTTCAATTTTTTCATTCTCATCTATTACCTCTTGAAGAGTCTCCCTAGCAGTGGTAATCTTTCTACGAAGTTCCGCAATTTGCTCTTGGAGTTTTTCTGCATTGAGGACTTTATTTGGGAGTTCCCTGTCAATGTCCCTGTAGAGAGTTTCCCAAGTCTCGACATCTTTTTTTGCTTTCCTATGTATCTCATTACTTTCCTCTATATTTTGCAATCTTTCTCTATCTTTATCTGCAAATTTTGCACACTGCTCTACTCTTTCCTCATGCTCCTCTATCATATTACTTACGAACTTTTGGTCAATTTCTCCATCGCAAGTAGGACAGGTAGCATTTTCCATACCCGCTAGGGTTTGGTACTTATCTAACATTTTCTGCTCATGCATCTGTTCAGACTTCCAAGACCCTATTCCTGTAAGATACGTAGAAGTATCAATAAGTTCTGGGTGCTCTGCTAGTAATCTTTTAGCTTCGTGTAAGTCTATTGATTTTAACTGATGTTTCAGATTTTCATTTAGATTTATTTGTTTGTTCTTTTCGGAGATATTTTCAAATTCTACTTGTAAAGAACGCAAAGATTCCTCGTCTTTTTCATTTATTTTTGGTAAAATTTTCTTTTCGAGTATGGAACTATCTTCGAGAATATTGTCTGTCAACCATTTTTGAATAGTTGCAATTTTGGCTTCCTCTGTTGTTACCATACTAGATACGCTACGTACAGCTTCTTTAAAAACTTCAAAGTATGAAACATAATCGTCTAGTTTCAATAGGTCAATTAAGAACTTTTTACGGTTTGTATCTGTTGCTGTTAAAAATTGTAATGATGCATTAGTATTCTGATACACTAATTGACTAAATGTTTTAAAGTCTATACCTAAAATATCTCCTAGTGTTTTATAGGTATTAGACGCAGTATGAGAAGATATATCCTCTCCATTTTTAGTTAATTTGCATTTGAGATTTGTACGCCTACTGACAGCAATATTATATAAATCAGCATCGACACTAAACTCAAGACTAATATCATATCCTTTGTTAACATATCTGTTCGCTATATCTGCCTTCTTAACATTTTTACTGTTTTTGTTAAACAAGACTTCCTCTAATATAAGGGGTATAGAGGATTTACCCACGCCGTTTGTTCCGACTAACTGTGTAAGAGTTGCATCTGATAAATCCAACTCATTACCTTCTCCGTACGAGAAGCAATTATCCCACTTCAGCTTCTGAAGAATAATCATTAAACACTCCTATAATTTGTCTAACTTTTTCATCATCAAGCGATAATATCTCTTGTAAATATTTTATAAGCTCGTCTGACATAGTTAAATCTCCGCTCAAATCTAATCTAGCATCAACTTCTCTACGTACTACTTTTTTGTCAAGAAGGTCTGTGTTTTTAACTTTTGCTAAATCTTGTACATCTCCTGTGACTTCATAAATAGTATGGTGAAAGTCAGTTTGTTCCATATCCGCTGGGTCTTCGATAGTCTTTCTAATTAGTTGTGGCAAATCAAATTCATGCCATGTCCAAGACCAATCTTCATCAAAGTGATGAGCATTAGTATCTATTATTAAGTACCCAGTTTTTACAATATTTCTATGAAATGATGTTGTCATTGGACTGCCAGGATATACAATGTTTCGTTGAGTATTCTCGTGAGCATGTAAGTCTCCTGCAAAAACCAATTTATACCTATCAAATCTGTCTAGTTCTACTTCGGGCATAACATGAGGAGGTATCTCGCCTCTTACATGAGTAAATAAATAGTCTGCATCTATCATTTCTATACTTTTCTTTTTATGCAAGTCTGCATAAGGTAATATTGCCCAATCATCCTCATAGTAAGTTTCTGTTATAACTTCTACTAAAGGATTTAATTCATTTGTTACTCTCTTTAAATTATCAAAGAAAGTTTTATTTTTTCTAGTGGCTTCATGGTTGCCATCATAGATAATTGTTCTTACTTTTGTTCTTTTTACAAAATCAAAATACAAAGTAAGCTCATCCATAGAAGGGACTCGGTCAAACAAGTCCCCACCTATGATGTGAAGATTAACTTCATGATTATCTACAGCTTCCTGCACTTGTTCAAAGAACATTTGATAACGAGAGCAAGCCCACGCTACTGGTACGTTCTTTTGTCCTAATTTAATATGCCAATCTGCTGTAAATAAAATCATACTACAAAGTCATCCCCAGGTGCCCATTCACACCCTGTTAATCCACCAGCTTTGATGCCCTGTAAAGTTCTAAGAACTTCGTTAGCATTTCTGCCTGTGTCAAGTGCGTTAACACTTACATGTTGTACTACATCATTTCTATCAATAATGTAGGTTGCTCTGTAGCAAACACCTGCTTCTTCATCAACTATTCCTAGTTCTTCTGCAAGTCTTAAACCACAGTCTGCTGCTAATGAGTGGTTAATGTTTCCAATCAGTTCGTTATCTTTTTTCCAAGCTAACTTACAGAACTCATTATCACCACTAATACCGATTACGTTTGCTTCATCTACTAATACATCCATTCCTGCAATTTCTGTAGGACAGATAAAAGTAAAATCTTTCGGATAAAAGTAGATTACTGTATAATCGTGCTTTAACGGGTCATAGTGTTCAGTAACTGAAACTTCTACAAACTCGTTATCTTTGTTGACACCCTGCAATTTAAATGCAGGAAACTTTTCTCCTACTCCAATCATCATGATACATCAAACTCCTCTGATACTTCGCTAGGTGTCTCTCCACCTTGGTCATTAACTCTTCTTAATAGCTCTAGTTGAGCGTCAGCTGTTGGTCTTGGTAAAACGTCATCCATAGACTTTAGATTTGCAACTAAGTCTTTTTCCCAATCTTCAAGTTCTCTTGGTTTACACTTTAGAACTTGTAATTGGTACTCAACATTAAATACCTGCGGACCAGTTTTCTTTCTTTTGAAATGAATGTCATAACCAGTAACTGGGTCTGTTGGGTCACCCAACTCTTCCATAGCTACTATAACTTGGTCGAACAACTTTCTTTTTAGATTAAGAACTTTTACAGATTTATCAGCGTAGTCTACGCACTGAACGGCATAAGACCATCCACATTTTAAGTCTGGGTAAAAGTCGCGAACATGGTCATGTTCTTTGTTGTTAAAGGTTTCATTCTCTCTATCAAATGATAGACACTCCATAGGAATGTTTTTTCCGTTTTCACCTTTAATCCAGTAAACGTACCTTGGTAGTAAGTCACCAACTAATCTTACATGGTGGTCTTCTTTACCAGCGTAGTTATAAGTTTCGATTTTTTCTTTTTGGGCTGAGCCCTTGGTTTGGTTGAATCCAATTGCCATTTTATTCTCCTAATGTCTCCTCAAAACAAAAGTGTACCCTTCCATCTTTTATTTCAAGCAGTCTGTTATTATTTATAATTTCCTCACTAACTTCACAGTCAAAGAGGTCTAGTGTGGTGTCTTTTGTTCGGACATAGTCGTAATAGTTGCGGAATGATGCGACACCTGCATACTCCACAACCTCTCTATCACTCAATGCCCTTCCTCGTTCTAGCAAATCCTTTGGGTTTAGGATGAAGCTAGAGCCTCCGAATTTATGCTTATAAAACTTAAATGTTTTATCGTAATAATTTTTTGGTTGAATCTTGTAAGTAATGATTCTAAGTATCTGAATCATATCATCAACATTTCCGTTGCTTACTCTCATTATCTTATTCCAATTAAATAGTAACATATTATAACAAATTTTTGAGCGCGTGTCAAGAACTATTTTTCTGAGCTTTTTCAGCTTTAGCCTTTTGCATCTTTTTTATAGTTTCCTCGTCAACTGTAGCATGAACATCAGCTTGCGCCATTCTTGCTATGCTACCTTGAAATATATAACTACCACAATGCATTAGTTCTATCATAGGTAATGCCCATATATCCATGCCTAGATTTCTACAATATTCGGAGAACATGTAGTCTTCTGATAGATACCTGTTTTGTTCATTTATGATACAATCAAAGAAAGCATGAATCTTCTCATTTAAAGCAAACTCTCCTTCTCTTAAATGGTCAGGAGTATATAGTAATTCAGGGTGAGCTGTTGCATACTCTTCAAAAACACCTCTTTCTATTAACATAAATCCAGTAGCACCTTCTTTAATTTTTACTGGTTCATTGATAGGTGCTCTTCCATCAGGGTACTCATCAGGTAAAGGATTAAATACCATATCCCCTCCTAATTTTTCTAGTTCCCATGGTTTATCGTCATAGTCTCCTGATTGTGCTGCTTTCAATACTTTCTCCCAAGCAATAGTTTTCTTAGGATATAATGCACACATAATTCTATATAGTTCTGGCTTTTCTGATACAATATGTAACATATACATCAAGTCCATTGCGCTCCAATGTATATCGCTATCTATAAAAAGTAAATGGGTAGCATCTGATTTTAAAAAGTTTGCTACACAATAGTTTCTTGCTCTAGTAATTAAAGATTCATTAAACAAATAATAAATCTGAATATGTATTCCATACTGCATTGCTACATTTGTTGTGTCCATTAAAGACTTTGTGTACATACCATGGCACATACCCCCATACATTGGAGTTGCAAGAAATATCTTCATTTGCCTCATTTTTTCTAAGTTAAGTTGTACTTCTACACTCATAATATTTTTACCTCGTAATCTTGTTTTATATAGTAGCCCATTCTAGCATTTGCTTGTCGAGCTGCTGTTTTTCCTTTTAAATGTATATCAACCACTACTGGTTGTTGTTTTCCTTCTTTATCTCTTATAACCCTACCAATTAACTGTGTAAGAAGGGGGTCATTATTGACAGGAGTACCTAGTACTAGGCAACTCAGGTCATTCAAAGATATGCCTTCAGAAAAGATTGACTGTGTTCCAAATAAAATATTTTTATCTTCTTTTATTAGTTGCATAGTATTTTCTCTTTCTTCAAAATCCATATCTCCAGTGATTGATACTGCATTATCTCCGCACAATCTTGCACAGGCTTTTAGAAATGCAACTCTATCTGATACTACTAATACTTTGTGCCCTAGTGCTGCATACTTTGATGCAATTAGAGCTACGCTATGTACATATTCTTCATTGTACGCTAGATGATTTATACGTTCTGCCCATGGAGTATACGCTCCATCAAGAAATATTACATCTGACTTTACAATATGAATCTTTGGTATTAAATAGTTTTCTTTAGGTGGTTTGAATACATTGTTTCCAAAGTAATCTCTAAACACCACATGACGTCCATCTTTTCGTTCTAGTGTTCCTGTGAGACCTATTTTATAACGAGCAGGCATTTCATCTACAATTCGTGTAAAAGTTGGACTGCTGACGTGATGCATTTCATCTAAAATAACTGTCCCGAACATCTTTTTAATGTCAGCCATTTTTCGGTATAAACTCTGAATATTCCCAATAACGATAGGAGCATTAGTCTTAAAGTCTCCACTACCTATTCTGCCTGGTTTAATTCCAAAGCATTTTTCTACCTCTTTTTCCCACTGATTTCTTAAGTTAGTTGTGTGGGTAACAACTAATGTTTTCTGACCAAGCTTCGCTGCGATAGCTAAACCTGTAAATGTCTTGCCCCAACTTACCCATGCGTTTACTATAGCATTGTCATCTATCTCGTCATGAACCGCCTTTTGAGAAGGTCGTAAATCAAACTTAAAGTCTGCATGTTCTATTGGCGAGGTAACACGCTTATCGATTATTTCGTAATCATGTGGTATCAAATCCACTCTTCCAATAGGTATGGAGATTAAACCATCTTTTATGTATCTAATTGTTTTAAATACTAAAGGAGGGTCTTGGGGCATACGAGCAGGAATTGTATAAGTAAGTTCCTTCTCGATAGAATTGTGTGTTTCTTTATTTACTTCTAAATATATTCTGTTACTAAGAACTGCTTTCATGTATCTTATTTCTCAAATTCGTACTAGAAAAAGAGTGCTGTCTACTTGTGTAAAAAATCTCATGCAGTCCTTTGCCTGTAAAATGTCTATCGACATAATCCTCTCCGACAAATCGAAGATGTATTTCTGTAGCCTCTAGTAAGTCTAGTAGGCTTTGTTCTGTGTCATATGGAATAATCTCGTCTATATACTTTACTGCTCGTAGTTGTACATATCTTTCAAATACAGATTGAACAGGTGTATTCTTTTCTTGCCTATCAATGCTTGGGTCTGTCTGTAAACCTACTATTAGATAATCACAGTTTTGCTTTGCTTCTTTGAGCATTACTATATGTCCTGCATGAAGTAAATCAAATGCTCCACAGGTAAATCCTATTGATAACTTTTCAGTGTTTCCCAATCTTGTTCTCTCCATTCTTCTTGTAGTTCTGCTACGTTGTTGTTCCAAGGACTTGACCATCCTGTTTTTTGTTTTCTGTTTCGTACATGCTCTGGAAGCATATCTCCTAGTAGTTCTCTTAAAATATACTTGTATGTTCCTTTAGGATAGCTTGGGTGTGTTTTAAACTTAATTGCTCCATCTTGTTCAAATATCCATCTTACAAAATCTTGTTGTAAAAATACAGGTCTTGACTCCATACCAAACATACCACAAGTTTGGTCAGCTGCTAGTATATTATTCTCTGAGGTTACTAATAAATCATAGAATAAACCATTGTTCCAATGGTCTTCATCATGCCATATTTTATGGGGAGTCCATCTGTACTTTTCTGCTCTTTTTACAGTCTCATCATCATAGCCTTCTTCCCACCTTTTTTCGTGATGATAATACCCTGTAAACAATTCATCCGCACTGTCTCCTGTGAGTATAACTTTACACCCGTCTTCTGAAGCTGTTTTTGCTAGTAGATATCTAGGTGCTTGTCTTAGTCTATCTGTCCATGGAAAGTGTGTATAATTCATCCACATTTTTCCATAATGCTCCACATCTTTTTCATATAGTGTTGCTACTTTATAAGGTACGCCCCACTCTTCGCAAGTCTTTATTGCCATTTTGGATTCATTTCTAAAAGTATCATGGTCTTGTACTGCCCCTTTCTTTTCGTCATAAGCTAGTATATATGCTGTTAAATCTAAGTCCATATCTTTTGCTACTGATAGAGCAAATGTACTATCCAATCCTCCACTTAAAAAGATTCCTGTTTTCTGATTATTTTTAGCAATAGATTGTATACTTGCTATTAGTTTTTCTCTAACTTGTTCTTTCTTGAATCTTCTAGATTGTATTCTCCAGTAGTCCCATAAGTTTTTATGTACTCGGTCTCCTGGTTTATTTAAATCAAACTTATAGGTTTGACCAGGAGCTACTTTCCAAGTGTTTTGATAAGGACAATCTGTACCTGCCCATATAGGATTAAATACAAAAGAATTTTTATGTTTTTCATCAATTTTCTTATGTACCATGCTTCTTAAACTTGTACTAAACATCCAGTCTGTTGCTGATAACATTTGATAAAATAACGGCTTAGCACCAAAGTGGTCTCTTGTGACAAGTAGTTCGTTCTTTTTTCTATCAAAGTAAGCAACAGAGCCGTGCCAATTATTGTATTCTAGAAAGCGTAATCCATATCTGTCCATGCCTTCTCCTAACCACTCTGTATCGTTTTCTATAGGACAGTTATACATTTCTCCATTAAATACTAGAATGTTTCCTTTCTTTGTAGTATACGGTTGAATTGTATTACTACCATTTATATCTAATAGTACATGCCCCATTTCAATACCGCCACCAGACCACATAGAAACCCCGTCTGGGCCTCTGTGTCGCTGTCGTAATAGTGCTTCTCGAACTATACCTTTCTTATTAGATATTACAAATCCACACATTAATTTTTATCCATGTTCTTGTCTGTCCAAAGCGCAGCTCCGTAGGGGTTATTTGGAATATAATCTACTACTGTCCACTTAATTATAGTTGTAAGGAGTATATCTTCCCATTTCTGAAAATCTATATCAAAACATATCAATCTATCTCCAGACTGTCGTGATATATGGTTAGGTAATGGTAAATAATCTTGAGATAGAGTATACTCTCTACTGTATGTTTTACCGCTTTTTAACGATTCAAATTCTATAAGTACAATACTACGTTCTAATGCTTTTTTTAAATTTTCTATATCTACCATATTATTCTCCTGGAGGCCAATCTGGCCAGCATCGACCCATGGGGTCAGTTATTAATTCTTCTCTTTTAAATGTAAGCCAACGAGGCTCTTCATATCCTAGTGGTTTTTCATACCAAATATCAAATGCCATACTAACTCTAGGAATGTCCCCCTTATTAACAGGAACAGCATGAGGAAACTTACAATCAAAAAAAGTTAGTGTTCCTGGTGTATTTTCTACTGTGCCTATTCCTTCGTACCAAGTGCCTGGTTTTGTATTACCAGTGATAAACAAGTTTGCTCCAAAGAATTTATTATGTCCTTTGATTCCTGCATGTACATGTTTACTTAATTTTTCTCCTTTTCTTACAATGTTACACCAACACTGAATATATAATTCATCAAAAGGTTGTAATACTTTCATATCAAAAAACCTGTCAGGCAAATTTAAAGAAGCAACTGCAGGATTCTGCAACCAATTATATACATGATATTGACTAGTTAATGCAGGGTAGTGTCTATGAATATTATCATTTGGTATTCCTAACACTTGGTCTTCATCCAAATGAATAACATGCTCTAGTCTTTCTACTTCATAATTATTAATAAAGTTATGTACATTTAGATGTATCATACGTTCTTTTTCCTGTTTTTCTTTTTAGTTTCACTATATTCCCATAATGTCCAGGGCATATTCTTTACGTATAAAACTCCACACCATTTTGCATTTACTGGTGGTGGAGTTCTTGTCTTTAGTGTTATTGCTAAGTCTCGGCATCTAATAGTTTTTATGCCATGTTTTTCTTTTATTGTAGTAATCTTATGGTATTTTATAGCTCCAATAGGTTTTAGTTCTTTGTAATAATAAGTACCGCTACTATCTATAAAATGTTTACCTCTATGTTTATATACATTTCTAGGCTCATCTATTTGTCTATGTAAAGAATACAGACTTTTCATAGGAGTTTGTAATCTTCTTTTGCCTAAAGTTTCGCCTAACATATTTCTATCATCTACTACCTCATCATTTATCCATACTAATCCGTCTATTACTTCAGGTTCTTGTGTTAGAACATATAGCGGAAAGTTACATAATGTTAAGGTCGTCTGTACGTACATGAGCTCCAAATATTTCTTTTGTAGTTACTACTTTTCTTCTAGCAGAGTTTTGCCCCCAATATTTATTATAACCTAATGCTAATGCATTATAGTCTAAACTAGTGTATACTGCTAAGTGCGCGCCTTCTATACTTAATGGCTCAGTTACATCACAGATTGCTGCGTGTACTTTGTCTCCATTTATTTTTACATAAAAAGGGTCAAAACCCCAAATATATGCTGACTTCCAATTCTTTCCAACATATTCTTCTTTACTATTTATTCTTTGTAGTACACCTATTTGGTACTTTTTTTCTTTTACAGCAGCGTCAAATACTGTTAACAATGGCTTCACAAACTCACTTATATTTGGGTCTTTTAAAGTAGTTGGTTTACGACCACATTTCTCCCATACATCTAACATATAGTCTGTATCGCAGTACCAATTTATTTCACTAAATGCCATATAACTTTTCAAACTTGCCTAGTGAGTAGTCATCAGCAACATCAAAGTCACATCCGACTGGTGCGCCTGGTATTGATAGTCCTCTATCTTTTTGTATGAACTCTTGTAGTTTTTCTGAGTAGTGTTCTATTTCATCTTCAGGTACTTCTGCTAGTACGGAATCGTGAACAAGTGCAAATATCTTAGACTTCATACCAGTCTTTTCGATATATCTTTGCATATCTATACCGCCCATAAGGTTGATATCAGATGCAACAGATTGTACTAGAAAGTTGATTCCACTACGCACTTCATGTGAGGCGATTCCTTTGTCCTGTGAATGGACATCAGGTAATCTTCTCTTTCTGCCAAACCTACTGTAAACAAATCCATTCGCTTGAATAAATTTCTTTTGGTTGTCTAGCCATTCACGAAGTTTAGGGAACGCCTCGAAATAATCTTTAATAGTATTCGCTGCATCTTGCATACTGAAATACTCTCCACTATCCTTTGTTACTTGTTCACTAATCTTTTTCGGTCCTGCTCCGTACATGATGCCAAAGGTAACAGCTTTTGCTTGTTGTCTTTGCGCACCAAAGTTTGTTGCTATGTCGTCAACATCCCCTGGCAGTCTGAATACTTGTTTCGCAATCGTACTATGAAAATTACCGCCAGACTTGAATACATTCATAAGTCCAACATCATTTGCAAGTACAGCTGCACAGTATACTTCTGCTGTTGTTAAGTCCATTGCAACTATTTTGTTTCCAGCTTTTGCTTTGATACAACCTTTAACTGTTGGATTGTCTCTTGGAAGCTGTTGCATATTCAGTTTACCACTACTACTCAATCTACCACTGGTTGTACCGTGAAGATTGAAACCTGTACGAAGTCTACCATCTCTATCTAAGTTAGGTATAATCTTATCAAGATATGTATTCTTGATTTTAACTTTCTGTCTAACTTCTAGAATATGTTTTGGTACTCCATGTTCTTCTGCAAGATTACCAAGTACTTCAGCATCTGTACTGAGTGCACCCGTTGCGGTTTTCTTATCAGATTTAAGTCCACAATAGTCAAATAATAAAGTTCTAAGTTGTAATGTACTGTTTGGGTTGAATCCTTGATTGTCTGCAATAAATCTTTTTACTTCAGGAAACTCATTCAGAGCTTTTACTGCTGCGTCAATGTCTTCGCCCATACGCTTCTGTCCAAACTCTAGACGAGTCTTATCGAATGGGACACCATTGCCTTCTATTTGTTTTAGAAATCTACAACCCTCTACTAAGATTCTTTTGTAGACTCCATACAGTTTGTCATTTGTTTTCAATGCTTTCTCAAACTTTTCAAATAATAGATATGTTACTATCGCATCCATACCAGCATAGTTCTGCATAACATCAAAAGGAACCATACTATAATCAAATGAATCTTTGAGTATACCTGTTCTTTTCTTGAAGTCTGCAATCCAGTTTGAGAGTTCTGCTTCATAATCTCCGTATGGAGTATGTTTGATTGCTAGTGTCTTCAAGCCATGTGTACCTGGTCTTTCATCAAACATATAGTGCATAAGCATAGTGTCTTCAAAATGTGGAAACTCGAAGTTGAAATGATACTCAAACCATTGTAAATCAAACTTTGCATTATGAAAGACTACTCTTTTCTTGTTGAATATTTCTTGCATGAGTCTTTCTGATTCTTCATCCATGCAATCACAGTCTCCATAGATACCATGCTCAGGTTCATATGACATAGAGAATCCTAGCATATAGCCATCACGACAATATAGTGCTGAAGTCTCTGAGTCAAGTGCAATAAAATCGCCTGGTGCATCTAGTGCTTTCTTTAACCAAGCGTTTAATTCTTCTGTGTCTTGTATGCCATAACATCTGTCTTTTGGTATGGTCATTTGTTGTAGTTCTCCGCTTACATAACCCGTAATACTCTCGACAGCTTCCTCGAACGACTTCTTTGCTTCTGGTCGGAACTTTATCATTGCAGGATTGATTATTGCTAAAAACTTAGAATCAACAACTTTTCCATTGTACTCAGTTATTGATGTCTTTTTTGTAAACATTTTGAAAGGCTCTGAACCTACAACAATAAGCCATTCGTACGCATCGATATCGATTTCGATATCAACATCTCTTTTCAAAATTTTCTTCTTTGAACTATCTGAACACAGGGCAAACCTATCATATTCAAACTCAAAGTACTTATCCCAGTTCGTGCTGGACATTGTTGTTTCTATTAGTGCTACTTTAGCCATATAATTTTTCCTTTAATCTTTCTATCTCTGGTCTTGTTAAGTTGCCAGGGTCTATGTTATCTCTTAGTTTTACTACTCTTGCAGACATCTCTAGTTTTTCTGCAAGGTCTTTGGCTTTCTCACCAGCTTGCCTTCCTGCTTCATCTCCATCAAACATGATATCTATACCAGTTATCCCTTGGAGTTTTAATAAACTAAGCTTAACCCAGTTTACTTGCTGTGTACCAAAACAACATACAGTATTCTTGAGCCCTTTATCCCATAGGTTAAGTGCATCAAAGATTCCTTCTACAAGGATAACTCTGTTTTGCATTGGTTTTACCTTAGCTGGGCAGAAAGGCATTTCTACTCCATTAGGGTAAATGTAATATTTGTTAGGACTGAAGTCATCTAAGCTCCTTCCTATTAAAGCCACCGTCTTGCCTGTGATATCTCGTATCGGAAAGATGATTCGATTCTCAAACTTAGGAACGTTCCATGTGAACGCATCCCATTTAGCTAGAGTCTCCTCAGATATATTTCTGATTCCACCACCTTTCCACGATAGTCTATCCTTTGGGAGTTGGATACCGACAGTTGCTGACCTGACTTTGTTGATTGATTCTTTAATTCTGTGCATACGAACTTCTAGTGGAGAAGCAGGTGCACCAAAGTATGTAAACAGATTACCTTTGTAACCGCATGAGAAACAATTGAACACGCCAGTTACCCTATCTATACGCATAGACGGATTACTGTCATCATGCTCTGGGTTAAGGCAGGACACTACGGCATCCTGTCCGCTTATGCGATAATCAATTTTCTTCTCTCTTAATAAGTCTTCTGCTATCATAATTAAATATATTATATCAAAATTTTAAGGATTTGTCAAGAACTATTTTTGGCATAACCAACTTGTGTCTGCAAATGTATCAACGACTGGAAACACCTTGTTTACTGCGTCTACAACATCTGGCCAGTGATTCTTTGAATAATCGTGTCCACCTATATAGCCACCTTTTTTGACTTTCGGAAAGTATTGTGCTATGTCTCTAGCTACATTCTCACCGCTGTGGTCTCCATCAATGTATACAAAATCATACTTATCATTATTAAATTTGCCATGTATGTCTTGACTGTAATATTTGTGTTGTTTTATATAATCCCAGTGTCTAGTATTAACTTTATATTCCATCTCTACTTCATGACTACCAGACCAATAATAAGGGTCTATCGTATCTATACTTATAAATTTACCACTAGAAGCAAACATCGCTGTGCTTTCTCCTGCATAAGAACCTATCTCTATCATCTTGCCGTGTTGAATATTTAAGCAAGATATTAGATGACATAATCCCATCCAGTGATGATTGAAACTATTTTTTATCCATTGTGGGTCTGGTGCAAATCGCATGCCTCCATTCAATTTTTCATACTCACTCATAGTATATCAAAGAATTTTTCAAAATATCGAATGTTCTCTTTGTACCAGTCGATTGTTCGAGGTATTGACACGGAAGGATTGATTGTATATGACCATCCTAAATCATTAAAAATATCTGTTGGGTTATACGGATATATTGTATCATTGAAAATTCTATCATCAGTTGTTTGAATGATATCGTAACCAACGTTCAAATGGTCACATATAATTTTTGCTACATCTAAATTAGAGTAAACTTCGGGATGTCCAATATTATATATCTTATGATTGTAGTCACTTTTAGATATTCTCCACAAAGCATCTGCGGCGTCCTCTACCCACAAGTATCTTCTTCTAGCTTCTCCCTTACCGTGCAAGGTTATATTCCTACCCGTTAGGGCTTGGAGTGAGAATCTAGGTATTATATTTCTTATAAACTGTCTAGGTCCGATAATATTATTTGACCTAAGAGTATTAATCTTCATATCAGGGTACATGTGTTTATAACTATTAACCATCATATCTGCAGCCGCTTTGGTTGCACTATATGGGTTAGTTGGGTCAAGTTTAGTGTTACTATCTATAGCATTAGTAGACCCATATACTTCATCCGTACTCATTACTGTTAGACTTTTAACTTCATTCTGTTGGCACGAGTTTAGTACACTATGTGTTCCTAGTACGTTACTAATAGTAGTTTCCATAGGACTAACATAAGATAAGTCTACGTGCGGCTGTGCTGCAAGATGAAATACTATATCATCTTTTTGTAATGCTTTCATCATTATTTCTGAATCAGCTATGTCAGCTAGGTAGTATGTATACTCACTCGTATTTAGATTATTAGTATTGCCATGATTTGATATCTTATCAATTACTACTATTTCATCATTAACTTCTTTTCTTATTTTTTCTGCTAAGTGTGAGCCTATAAAACCTCCGCCTCCTGTAATTACATATCTCATTGTTTGTGTTTCCATCCCTCTAGCTCATCGCCAATTTTTTCAAATATTTTGTAGTCTGTTCCCATAGAATCTGTACCATTCTCCTCATAGTACATTGACTTCCACACTAATTCTAGCATTTGGAAATAGATTGCTACAATTCTGTCTCTTTCTTTTGTCTGACCCCATAGATAGAATACTAACCACCATTCTTTATCGAATCGACATACTCTTATCTCTTGCCCATGTAGGGCAGGGAGTTCCTGAAGACATCTCATCCTCTGACTCCCTGCTATGGGGTACCAGTTTGGCATACAGAGTATGGGAGATTTTACTCCGTCTTTTGCCAAACTTTCCCTTAACTTTTCATTTATTGGAACATTCTTTATGTTCTCTTTTACTTTTTCTTGCTCTAGTAACCACCCAACTGTTCTCACATACCAAGTATGCGGAGGAAG